AAACCGCCGGTGCCAACCGCGTGTAACCACCCGCGGAACATCCTGGCGTTGTCGTAGCCGTGCACGCACATAGTATCCTTAGCAATGGCCCACTTCGGATGCCTAACCATAAGGTAGTCATCATGTGATGGGCCAACATAGACGGGATGAGTTTGGCAAAACTCCAACTGCTCAAAAGTGAAGCATGGTTCCTCAGCAACCATGGAAAAGCCCATGTCTGTGAACCACACATCAAGTCCTTGCATAAAGGCAGCTAAATCACCACGCTCCATGAAAATGACACAATCATCGCCATTATTTGCTAACCGGATCCGGATACCACAATGCGCGGCATAAGCGTGAATCATCAAACACATCAGGACACAATTACCAAGCGACGTGTTCATATCACCACTCATGCGTCCCCCATCAGTACGGTACTTAATGCGACCATCTGCGGTGTATCCAGTGCACACATTGTGCAACTGCATACGCAACAACCAAGCGAGGCGCCTGCGGTGTTTAGACCGCGGGAAACACAATAGATAAACTATGTGCTCAAACGTAAGCGCATCGATCGACACATGCTGATCGAAACGCTTAGCATCAATGCCCAGTGCCGCAGGATCGCGAAACGCACACCAATTCTGATAGAGAACACGGCCACTCCGTGCGGCATTCATGCCCTTAATAACAGTTGGATGACCAAAAAGCTTGGCCAACGAACGAAAAATTCTCTCCTCGAGTGGGCGCAAAAACCGGCCCAACTCGACATTGTACCTGGGTGATCGAGGACTGATCACCCGAGGCACAGGATCCGTCTTCCGAGTAAAATCGGTCTTCTCGTACTTGACGAAAACCTTAACATAGGAATCAGCAACTGAAAACCCCTTCCTCAAAAGGTCAGCTGCCGCATTCTCGTAAATCGCTCTTTTTCGGCCCCGGAATGTGTTGACAAAGTCAGCACGGCTCAACGGGGCGGATCGAGGCAACAATTTACGAAATTGCTCCATCGACGTAGCAAGCGTCGCATGGAAATGCCCAGGCAAAGGTTTGGGTGGTGGAATGAACGCGCCATCCTCTTTAACATAAAAGACGCGCTCCTTCACCGCCCGCTCCAGCGTGTTAATATCATTGTTAAAACCTAGTATGGCCATAGGGGGAGAGAGCCCACTAACACGCACCATACGCCTAGGTTTCGGAATACCC